AAAGCGTGCTCAGTGTGTCTTACCCAATTAGCATCACCTATCAGTCTACCTAAAAAGTCTTGTGGGTCATATGATCCAGCGTGCCATAGTGCATGTATAGTTACTTTTATTCCAAGTAACTCGCTCATATACTTTAGGTTAATGATACCAGGATGCCAAGCGTCAGTAAAGATAACGTGATCCCCACTGTGTATTTTACCGCTAGTGAACAAGCGACTGAGTTCCTCAACTTGTCTAGCCTTGTATATGTTAGTACCACCAAAGTTAAGAAAAGCGCCAGGAGTAGTGGCATTGGGAATATCACTAGGTCCTTCAATAATTGTAACATTGTGTCCATTGTCCTTTAATAGTTTAGGTACGTGAGTTTTCCATTGTCCAGTGTATCTGGATTCAACTGCTTCTAGATCTACTAGGAATATGTTAGCCATTAGTCTGAGTATCCATCGTCTTCGTGAACTTCAACTGTATGTTTGTCTTTAGTCCATTTTAATTTTTCTGTAAGTGCAAATTTGGCAGACAGTAAATAATCTTCATCTTCTTCTGAAAGTTCCGAATCAAACTTACTGATACTTTCAATAACATCTTGAACATACTCAGGCCTATCAATGTGTGCTTGTCCTATCAGACACTTTTCTAAGTGGTCAATACGATCTTTGATTTTATCTTTTATGTCAGGTTCTTTGTTACCAAAGATGCGATCCCAACCGTCTTCGTATTTTGAAGAGCTTAACTTACTCTTTATTTCGTTACCAGTTATATCGTTCTTACTCGCCATCCTCGTTGCCTTTTAGTTTATCAAATATACGTTCTTTTTCCCATTCACTTTCTTCTTTATATGTAGGTAGTATAGCATAGATATCATCTATCCAGCACTTAATTTGGTAAATTTGTTTTTTGTAGTGAGCACCTTGTGACTCAGAAGATTTTGATTCTTTTACAAGTGATTTGATGTGATCTTTAAGTAGTTGGTTTGGTGTGCGGGTGTCTTGGTCTAGCCAATCACTAGGGTCTAAGTCTTCTTCGTCTAACCAATCAGTTGTATTGTCTTTTCCCACTTAGACGACTGATCTGGTCAAGCCAGTTGTTACGGTAATTTTTTCCTTGTTGCTTTTTGTTATATTGTTGCCAAACAAAACTACGTACATTCCAAGCATCAGAGGGGTTATAGCGGAAACCTTGTTCTTGACAAAATTCTTCCAGTTCTTCAAGCTGGTCAAAAATTTGATTTGCGGTAAGTTTTCGTGGATTAATCTTGATAAAAGCCATTTGATTCCAGTATTAAACATTATAAAGCAACCCACTGTGCTGGCTCTTTACGATTATATTCAATCACACAACCATTTTCGTTATCTTCTGATACGTCAATGATTACTTTTCTCTCTGGATATCTCATTGCTATCTGATCATATAAATCATCTGCGATCATTTCACAACTTTTATAATCCAATTCGAGTGTGGTTTTTTCATATAAACTATTAAGCCATCGCTTGAATTGAATGAACTCGATATCTCTATCATTATGAAACACTTCTATTGATACTCTAAAGTGAAACATATGTCTATGAGGGTGAGCTAAAAAGCTCACATCGTATTCATCACTAGTATTTAGCGTAGGATCAGTTCCTGCCGCTGGGTAGCAGTGTATGCCCTCACGTTGAAAACTTATCCAAATCATACGGTTAGCACGATCTTTTATGTGACTTTGCTGTTCTGCTACTGCTTGTTCTCGTTGATTACTCATGTAATAATTTCGTCTTCTCCATATTCAGACCATATAGTCATTCGATCGTAACTTTTTAATTTGTCTAATGAATGACACCACACACCTTCATTAGTTGCGTCAAAGTCTATGTCATCTATCTTAACAGTGGTATTGTCGTTGTATGTTTCTATATTAGGAATCTTAACTGATATCTGTGTAATAAAATTTTCAAACTCATTGAGTTGTGTTAACCATTTACTAGGTGTTTGAACATACTTAACATCGAGATCCAGTGTTGCTTTATAACCTAAACGTAAAACATGTTCAATTTGACGTACCCACTCTCCAATGTTCTCTCCATCAAATGATTGGTTGGCTCCGAAGTATAAGTGATCGCATTCATGTTTTGTGGCGATATCGGTGATTTGCTCCGGAGCCATAACTCCAACAACAAACAGTGTGCGTAATCCCCATGCAGGTGTATGCTCTATTTCATTACCCACAAAATATTTTACATCTGTTGCACTACCTGTTGCGTAATCTCTTTTCATAATAGTATTATACTAGCTTTCAGATTTAATGTCAATCTCTTGCTCTATCTGTTGTATTTGTGCTTTAACATGTGCTTTTTCCATCTTCATTTTGTTTAAATCACTATCGTTTAGATAGTTACTATATCCCAAACTACACTGTTTGTCCAAATCTCGATGTTTTTCCTTTAATGCTTGTAAATGAGTTAATTGACTCATACTTCCTCCATTTCAAGTTTATCTAGTTTTGCCTCATCTAGTGTTTCTTCTACTACTTCTTCATTTTGGTCAGACACATCAAACAGGTTATTAAACATAGTACCTGCATTAACTGTTTTCTTACCTGTTGCTCCTCTGGTACCAATAATTGACATCCAAAATTTACTGTAGTGGCCAATTATAGCCATTGACTCTTCTTTAGTATCTGCTGAAAATATAGCCTCACATACATCTCTAAATGAGACAGTATCAAATGTTTCTTGTATCAACATTTTAGGATAGTGCCCTGCATCATACTGTCTGTTAGCTTCTTGCACTGCATTAAGATGTTGCCAAACATTGTGTCCCATCATTATTGCGTAACTAAAACTATCCCATGATGTCTTACCTTCTTTACCATTCTTATTTAGGTCGCCTGGTGCATAGATACAAATATCTTTCATCTCTAAATTACGACTGATTGGCGAATCCTTAAATGACGTATGATATCCATCTGCTAGTACACCCTGGCTAAACTGTCTAGTATCTGTTGAATACTTCTTGTTATCAGCAGTAGGTTGCATTCTATAAGTCCACTTACCTCTATCTGGTGTTTCAACATCAGTATATATTTGACCATTTGCTGTAGCAAGGAACGGGCTAGCACAGTCAAATGATATTGTAAATTTAGGATTATGATGCTTTCTAATACTACGCTGTATGTCTGTTAGTAATGTAGCCCACTCTAACTTTGATGTACCCAAGAAGTGCATCCAGTCTTGAACACCTTCTTCTAGTAAACCATCATCAATAATAGTAACTAGTCTGTGCAAGATTAAATGTATATCACACATGTTTTGTCCACCCATTGACCATCCATTAAAGTGATTAGTTGGATACTGTGCAGGGTCGCAATACTTCTTCATACGTTGATACCAATCTTCTGCTTCTTGATGATTCTCACCTTGTAGAACATTTAAGAACTTACATGCACCTGTACGATTATTAATAAAGTAATCATTGTTGATGTAAGTACCTTGTACTGCTTCTTCGTAGCTATTAATGTTTGTTGCTTTACGTCCTTCTGGTGAACGACATACCCAGGCTGGTATATCCAATATCATACCATAATCCATATAAGCATCCATCCACGCTAACACTTGCTCACGTTTCTTTTTAGCTTTAGGACATGCAGGATTTTTCCAATCACCTTCCCAAACACCTTTACCAATTTGAAAGCCACCACTGTCGCCTAACACCCAAGCACCAGGCTCTCTTTTTCTAACCATATCCTCTTTAGGACTATCTACATTAACATCTAAGTTAGCATGTCCTGCTGAATACAATGACCATTTGTAAGTGAACACACCTTTAGTAGTATTAAACCAATTAAAGTTTTCCATCTCAGGTAACTTGGTAGGCATACGAGTGGGTTCAACATAGTCGTTGGCCACTCTTTGTTTGCCTATAAACGTTGCGTAGAATGAACTTAATGCTGGTAAAAATATAGCATAGTCGTTTTGTTTTGCTGTTAGATCGTCGTGTTCTACTCTTTGTGCCATTTATTTGCTCTGTGCTGGTAATATGTATTGATATACTGCTAGTCCACTATCTACTGTGATCTGTGCCGCACCTTGATCAGAGATATGTACAGTCTTGTCACCAGTAAGATCTAAAATACTAATGAACTGTTTAACAGGCCACGACCATGTTCTAGACAGTTTACCATCAACATCTGGCTGGAATATAAAGCTACCTGCGTGTGTTGAATGGTCACCAAACTCTAGTTTAAGATCATTACCATCACTCATAGCATTGAATGTAAGTTCTTCAGCGTTAGCTAATGCTTGATATTTTAATCTTTGTACACCAGCGATAGTGGGCTCAAATTCAATATTCCATTCAACACCTTTAAACTTGACTACTTTAAGTTTTTCTTCAATGATTTCTGATGTCATAAATCTATAATCATTTTTAAAGTCACCTGCGGCATTTTCAAAATGTAAGCCTACTGGTACTGAATTTCCGTTACGGTCTTGCCTATTAATTGAAATTTTTGCATCTTGTTTGTATGGCTCCAATCCTAACAATACTTTAAGTTTTGCTAGATTAGGCATACCAAATGTTCCTACAAACTCTGACACAGGTTGTTTAAATGCCGCTTGCACAACTACTGATCTGTCTTCAGCTAGGCCATCAATCACAGTAGTACTGTCATCACCTGTGATCTTAACCAAGTCGATACATCCTAGGTCATAGGTATGTTCAACTAAATCTAATAAATGATCTCTCATGTTCCGTTCCTTGTGTTAAAAATTAAATTACTGTTATTAGTATACATGATATTTAGACCGTATACAACCTTATTCGATATTTTTATTCTACCAATTCTCATTCTATAATATCAAGCATTGTAGACTTTGCCTATTGATTGGCCACCTCGTGTAGTACGTAGAGTTCCGGGTTTTTTTATTTCTAACCAATTATCCCCCTCAGTTTCTAATTTAACAACACGAAAACCTAATTGGTCTATTATAGGTTTAATCAATCTGTATGGAGTATAACAACGCTGTCCCATTTCAACAGTTCGTATGTTTCTAGCTAAATCACAGTTATTAAATGTAAACAATAAAGTTCCACCGGGTTTTAATAGCTTTTCTATTTCTTGTAACATCTGTTTAACCATCGATAATGGATAATGTTCAAATAAGTTATATGCTACTATGAAGCCAAACTGTCCTTGCGGAAGTACATCTAAACTTTTCTGCTTTGGAGCAAATGGCTTTATGGTATAAGGGCGTAGTCTATTCTGATATACTTGGTTAAACTTCTTAACATATGGTTGAATTAAGTCATCATAAAGATCACATATGTATAAAGGATCAAACGCACACATGGCTTCTACCATGTCCTGATTCTCTGGGCGAATAATTAGAGCAGGCCATCGCCATTCAGCATACAGATTTATTCTAGATATAAATTCTCTTTTTTGTTTAGCTGACATTCTTAACTGCCTATCTGTCAAATCCTTAATGCCTTCTCCTAAGGTCTGAGAGATATTTTCTTCGTCGTGTTTAATATATTCAACTTCATGTTCTAATATCAATTGATCAATTTGATTTTTATAGTAGACATAGTTGTCATTGAGATTTTCAATTTGGCGTTCGAGACGGTCTAGATCATTGGCTATTTGTTCAGAATATGTGTCTTGCCCAAATCTAATTGCGTCATCATTGATATGATTACTTCTAGCAATATCAGACTGACTTTCATTGATCTTTTTAATCAAACCTCGACTACTACGAATAAAATCGTAATGTTCTAATCCTGTTTTATACGCAACTAGTTCGCTGAGTTTCATTAAAATTCAAATAAGTTATTAAATGTATTTGCTGTTTGTGTAGCACCAGATAGATCCCAATTTAACACTGACAATAAGTTATCTACTTTTTGATCTACAATTGTTTCTTCCATTGCGGCGTCATCAAATGGTAAGTCTTTAAACCATTGAGGTATATGTTGTTCGTCTGTTGGATAACCTATTGATGTCCATCCCATTGGATTTGACTTTAACTTACATACAATAATTTTCATACCGTCAACAATGTTAATACTGTAGTTGTCTGAATTCATTCTACGCATAGTATTCCAATTCATACCTGCTCTAACGTGTCCTGGCATGTTAGCTTTACCTAGACGTTTTTCTTCTTTAGTATACTTTGTTAAGTTGTTAACACGTTTAGGTGTACCTTTTTCCCAGCCTGGACGCTCTTTAAATTCATGTTTGAATTTTAAAATCTTTTCAATAATCTCAGCACGATCAGCACCTTGTAGTACTTGCTCAAGTACATCACTTAGAAAGTTTTGTATTATTGGAGGAGTATCTGAACGCTTTAAGTCTAAGCCCATTGCTTTAATCTTACCTGGCTTACCTTCAAGATCAAAACGTCTGCCCTCAACATCATATGTCATAACAGCATAACGCTTTTTAGTAATAAACAGACCTTTACTGGCTACAATCTCTCTACCACCACGTATAATAGTACCCATATTAGATGGAACATGAAAAGCTTCTTCCATAAACTTTGGAAAGCTTTCGTTAACACTGTCTGACAGCCTATCATATAGTTGTATAGCTGTTTCTTTATTCCATTCTATTTTGCCTGCTTCAACATCATCTTTTAGCACAGGCCAAGCACTAAAGTAACATGAGTCAGTGTCACCGTATATAATTGTCTTTCCAGTATGATCATACTTGCCTGTTAGATCTTTATTAATATGTGCGTCCATATGTTTAGCAATAGCACGACCTGTCAGCGTAGTTGATTGCCCAATACGTTTATCAAAGAATCTACAACCTGGATTAAGAATAGCACCATACAGTGAGTTCAAATTAATCTTCTTAACTAGTTGTCGCTTATCCCAAAATGCTCTTTCTTTTGGATCTGTAACTTCTCTCATTTTAGCTTGTAGTTCTTTACGTTCTTTGTACCAACGTTTTAATAGTCCCGGAACAACCGCTTCTGTTTCGTATGTAAAGATAGTACCATTCGCACTCAGTATCCAGGGATTATTATTGTCAAATATCATCTTCCATATATTAGCCGCTGAGTATGTATCTTCTGCACCATTAGCCCATTCAACAGTTATTTCTGTTCCGACATCTTTACTCATAACAGCTTCATATTCTAAGCTACCAAACAAGCCTTCCCAAGCTGATGCAAATGAGTTACCTTTGGCCATCTTCTCTTTGATATAACGATCAGTCATTATAGGTTGTAGTTGCCCAACAATACTTTCATTACCCATATTCAACGCCTGAATAGCTGACGGGTACAGTGAATTAATATCAACACTTCCTATCCAATCATGTAAGCCTTTCTTAGGAAACGCTACATAGGCACCTGCGGCCTGTGTATCCTCTCCTGTTAAGCGTTCTCTTCTGTTTGGGACCACAAGCCCACGTTCATGTGCTTCGTTGATTATAGCACTCTCTGTAACAGCTACAGCACCCATTGTTGTTTGTAGTAACACAGTGTTTGCGTGTGCTAGTTCATTGGCTAAATCAATAAACTTCAGCTTGTCATCTAACTTCTTAAGCAGTAGGGTATCTTGTCTGTTGTATTCAATAAATGTTTCAAAGTCATTGTTATACAGTTGATCTAGTGTGCCTTCATAGTTTGTTTTACGCTCTTGAAGTTCGTGCTCACCAATAGCATCCAACGAGTAACTATGTCTTTCTTCATATGTATATTTTCTATACAGTTGCATATAGTCCATATGCACACGACCTATGGTATCAAAGGTTATGTTACTGGCACCAAAGCGTTCAAACTCACGTTTCTTAGGTAGTTGATTCCATAAACAAAAGCGTCTAGTATCATCTTTAGATAATACTTTTGTTACTCTGTTAACACAGTACGGAATATCATATCCTTCACTGTTCCATCCTGATAGTATATCAGCGTCTTCTAATAGATCTAAGAATGTGCCTAATAGATCTTGTTCACGTTCAAACAGGAATGTGTCAGTAAATTTATCACATGTATTTTGTGCTTCTTCCCAACTCATACCTTTTGGAGGTAGTGCCAACGTAACCATCTTGTCTGCCCAATCTAAGTAGACTGAAATAGCTGTTATGGGATTAAAAGGATCATCTGGGCGACTGTATCCTTTCTCTGGATCAAAGTCAACTTCAATATCAAAGAAAGCAACATTTAGTTTAGGTGCATCAACACCTTGATAGTTATCTGCTAGACAACGGAATACAGGATTAATATCTGATTCAAATAGTTTCTTATCACTTTGTATTTTAACTTCTCTATGGAACTCTTTAGCCGAACGTGTAGCGAAGCGACTTACTGGTGTTCCGTAAATTGATTTGTGTTTGCCTTTTTGGTCTTCGTAGTAAAATACGTAACTGGCAGGAAACTCTGTGAACTTACGTTCCCCGTTGATTCTTTCTACAATATGTATTTTGTCGCCATTGCGATCAAATAGTGCATCTATGTAACTCATTCATTTCCTTTATCATTTATGGCTGATCAACCTCTACATGCAGGTTAGGCCTGCGAAACCGTTACCACCAATAGCTGGCAACTCCGTATCCAAATATATTTACCACAGCAAAGTAGGTGGTCAGTATCATTGGTGTTGGTATTCTTCTACGCCAATAAGCGTATATAGCACTAAGCGATCCTATAAAAAATCCTGGATATACTATCTTCATGTTTGGAGCATCTGCGTGTATTGCCAAATATAGACTGGCAATTACAGTAAAAACTAAACTAACTTGTTCGCACCAAAAAGCAATATGATCTTTGTGATAGCTTTCTACCCACATTTCCCACAATTTAGTCACTAAAGAGTTTTGCCAACCGTCGTCAGTATTGTTTCTAGTGTTTCGTGATCTTGTTGTTCTTGTTGAAATTCTGATTTATATGCTATTCTTAGTGCTTTGTTTAAGATACTAGGTTTGATTTGTAGTTCTTCTGCAACTGCTTTAACAGTATCTTTAAGACCGCCTTGTAAAGTTTCTACTTCGGTCATAACACCAAGGCCTTCATTGATAAGATTTGATAACTTCTTTTGCTGTTCTGATGAAAAAACTGTAGACATCTTTGATTCTCCTTATTAACAATACTAGTAATTATAGCATCATTGTCAGGAGAGTCAAATTATTTGGTTATTTTTTGAGCAAACTCATAATTGATTTTTTAAGGTTGGCTAGTTCTTGACTGTGATACCTGTCAACTAGTTCTTGACTAGCAATATCAGCTTGTTCTTGATCAATTTCTTTATCTAGACTAGCAATATCAGCTTGTTCTTGATCAATTTCTTTATCTAGACTAGCAATATCAGCTTTTTCTTGATCATTTTCTTTATCTAAACGATCAACATCTTTTTCTAAGCCCATTGCTAATGCGGCCACTGGATCACCTTTAGTAATTCCTGCTGATTTAGCTTGTTGCTTTTTAAGTGCCATTTTAGTTTTAACATCCATCTTGCTAGTGATGTCATCTTTTTTAGCTTCATTTGCAATTTTTAGTACTTTTGCCACGTCTGAATGACTTGATAAACCGTCTGCCATTGCTTCAATACGCTCAGTAGCACTGGTCATATCGCCACTACTTCCTCTTGCTATAGCAATTGCCTTGGAAATGTCATCTCGTGTGTATTTTAACACATCTAATTCAATATCCATTGGTTTGTCTTCTCTAGTTAAACTTGCTTGTGTGCCTATTTTAGTTTTCATTAACTGTTCTAAATCATTATGATCTAATGGTCCAATACCTTTAACAGCTTTGCGTGTTGGCATACCTAAGTCAACCCAAGTTTTAAATTGTTCTTCAGTAGGCGTTACATATGGTGACCAGTCCATGTCTACTTTTTTGCCATCTTTTTCAGCGTAATGAAACTTTTTAGTAACATCATCATATTGCTCTATATCTTCACCGTACTTCCAACCTTTATAGTCTTCAGTAACTGGTTCAACGCTTTCAGATGTTTGTTCTATCCAACCGTTACCATCACAGCTATCACACTCTTCGTATTCTTCTTCACCTTCATCGTTTTCGTATTCTATTTCGCCTGAACCGCCACAGTTATTACAACCTACTTGTTCCCAATCTTTTTCATATTGACCTGGACCGTAGTCTGCTACTGTTAACCAATCAAAGTTATTTGGTGTGTAATCACCTTTCTTACTTAATACATACAGTACAACTTTGTCTGCCATGTCGTCTAAGTGATCAAACTTACCTACATGTTTTTCAATCCACTCATATGAACTATTACTAAAGTTATCACCATCATTACCGTGTCTGTAAATAATTTTACCTACAGCTCTTAATAGTTCACCTTCAACAGTGTCCGCTTTACCTTCTCCAGGAACTA